CCCAACCGTCGCCGTCGACGGGCGAGCTGCCGCCCGCCGTCGACGTGCTCCGGGCGAAGATGACCGCCTACACCGCCTTAGCGGCGCTGCGGTGGGACACCCTGACCCCAGACCAGCTCACCCAGGTCGGGCGCCTCATCGAAACCCAAGGCGACACCCGCCTGATTGACACCGCGCTGCGCACCTGCCGAACCCCGCCGCCGGTCCACGTCTCGGCGTTCCTCGGCACATGGGCCGCGCTGCCACCGCGCGGTGAACGGTTGCACGTCGTCGCTGAACGGACACGGCTGCCGAAAAGCGACCCGGACGTGGCTGCTGCCGGGGTCGCTGCGGCTCGCCGCCAACTGAGTGGCGGCCAACTATGAGTGGCCTGGTCCAGCGCAAGCCCAAGAGCGCGACCGGCCCGACCCGGGCGACGTGCCGGCTGTTGTGGGCGCGCTGCGACGGCCGGTGCGAGTTGTGCGGCCGGGAACTCACCGCGTGGATCGGGTTCTCCCGCCACCACCGCCAGCCCCGGGGGATGGGTGGATCCCAGGCGGCGTGGATCAACTCACCGGTCAATCTGGTGCTGTTGTGCGGGTCGGCCACCACGGCGGACGGCTGCCACACGTGGGTGGAACGGCGCCGGGATCAGGCCCGCGCGTTGGGGCTGCTGGTCCCACGCCCTCTTGACCCGGCCACTATCCCGGTGCTCGTCGGCGCCGCCACCGACGACCCAAGGTTGGTGTACCTGACGGAGGACGGCGAGTACTCGGACGGGGTTCCGTGACTGCGTGCGTCGATGTGGGCCAAGGGGTGCTGCTGTGAGCGACAGCCCGGAGGCCAGGATGCGCGCCGGTCGGGGCCACCGAGATCGGGCGTACTGGGTGCACTCGGATCCAACGAGAGAGCCTGCACCGGATGTGCTGGCGGTGGAGACGCTACGCACCGTGGTGCTCGGCGCGTTGGAGGAGATCTCCACGAAGTTGCCGCAGCTGGAGAGGCTGCTGCATTCGAAGTCGCCCCGCCGTGCGTGGTTCCTGTCCGCGGAGGCGAAGGCGGCGATGGACGACATGATCCGCAAGGAGCGTGTCGACTTGGCCGAGGCGAAACGTAAGGGCTGGTTGCCGATCTTCGGCGCCTCACCGGCACCGGGCAATCTGGCTGCGATCGATCTGGTCACCCAGGTCCACGCCACGCTGCTCGGACTCGAACACGAGGCCCTCACCCGGCTGCAGGTGTGCCCGATCAACCGGCCCGACCAGCCGGCCACCGATCAGCTCAAGGACTCACTGGCAGGCCTCGTCGCAGCGGTTGACGACACGAAGTGGTTGGCGGACGCCGACGCCGACTTGTCCCGCCTGTCCGACCAGCTGGTGCGCCTCCTCGAGGGGGAGGGGTCCACCCAGTTGCCGTCGAACTGTCCGTACTGCGGCCGCCGCACCTTGGTCGCAATACACACCGAGGAGCTGATCCGCTGCGCCCGCGACCAGCAGACCGGCCGACTCGAGCAGTGCGTGTGCCCGTTCCCCGAGTGCCCGTGCAAACGGTCCAACCACCGCCACGAGTGGCACCGGTCCCAAGGCGGCTACCACACCCTGGCCGAACTGATCCGCGAAGCCGACCGCCGCCGCAGGGACTCCACGTGATCGACGACATCGCGGAGTTGATCGGCGGCTACCGGTTCAGCTACACCAGCGAGGTCCAACTCCACGCCCATATCGCCGCGGTGCTGACCGACGCCCGGTTCGGGTTCGAGCAGGAGGTCACGATGGCCAGCCGGGACCGGATCAACTTCCTCATCGACGGGGTAGGCATTGAGGTCAAGATCCAAGGTTCCTACGCCACAGTTCTCGCCCAGCTGCAGCGGTACGCAGCCAGCCCCCGCGTCGACGCGCTGCTCCTCGTCACAACTATCGCGACCCACCTCGCCATGCCCGTCCAAATCGGCGGGAAACCGCTGCGGGTCTGCTCACTGCTGGCGGCGTCCCTGTGAGAACCCAGGGCACACTTCGCCACCTTCCCGACTACAGGCCGCGGCCGATGTGGGTCATCGACGCCGAGCCCTACGTCATGACCCGCGTCAAACGACTCTTCGGCCGCGTGAAAGCGAACCGGTCTGGCGCGGTCCTGATCGCCGACACACCCGAGATAGCCAGAGACATCGAGTGGCTGCTCGACCGCCACCCCCTCGACGTCGACGACGACACCCGCACCCACCTGGCCGCTCGGGCCGACGAGTTCCGCGGCCGCGAGAAAGCGGTCGAGCGGATCCTCGCGGGTGGTCGCATCGACGGACTCCGCGACCCGGCGCGGACACCGCGGTGGTACCAGACCAACGCCGCCGACCTCGCCACCACAACGGGCGCCCTACTGGTGACCGACCCGCTCGGATCCGGGAAGACCATGACCGCCGCCCTGGTCCTGCGCGCCCCCGACGCTCTGCCCGCCTTGGTTGTCACCTTGGCTGGCCGGATGCCGGAGCAGTGGTGCGAAGAGATCGCCAAGACCCTGCCCTGGCTGACCACCTACATCGCCACATCGACAACCGCCTACGACCCCGCGGACACACTCGACGGCGACCGCCCCGACGTGCTGGTGTTGAACTACGCCAAACTCGCCGGCTGGGCCGACTACCTCGCCGGCGACGTGAAGACCGTCATCTTCGACGAAGCCCAAGAGCTCCGCCACGACGGCACCCACAAGCACAACGCGGCCGCGCTGATCGCCGACCAGGCCCGCTACAAGGTGCAGCTGTCGAACACCCCGATCTACGGGTACGGCGGCGAGGCGTTCAACGTCATATCCGTCATCGCCCCCGACCTTCTGGGCACCCGCGAAGAGTTCCACCGCGAGTGGTGCACCGACTACGTCAACGGCAAAGCCAAGGTCCGCGACCCTCAAGCTCTCGGCGCCTACCTACGCGACCAAGGCATCGTCTTGGGCCGCTCCGAGGATGAGCTCGGCATCGTCCTCCCACCCGCCGACCGCATCATCCACGAAGTCGAGGCGGACCCCGAAGTACTCGACCGCCTCACCGGCAACGCCGTCGAGATGGCCAATCTGCTCATGGACCGCGACGCCTCCGCCTGGTCCAAGCACCAGGCCGCCGGCGAACTCGACTGGAGAATGCGCCAAGCCACCGGCATCGCCAAGGCACCGTTCGTCGCCGAGTACGTCCGTTTCCTCCTCGAGCACGAGCACCGCGTCGTCCTGTACGGGTGGCACCGCGCCGTCTACCAGCTGTGGCTGTCCCGCCTCAGCGACCTCAACCCTGTCCTGTACACCGGGTCGGAGTCGACCACCCAGAAGCGCAAGACGTTCAAGGCGTTCACCGAGGGCGACGCCCGGATCCTGATCATGTCGCTGCGCTCCGGCGCCGGCCTCGACGGACTCCAAGGCCATGCCCGCGACGTCGTCTTCGGCGAGCTCGACTGGTCACCCCAGGTCCACACCCAAGCGATCGGCAGGTTGCGCCGCGGCGGCATGGACGTTGCCAGACCTGTCCGCGCGCACTTCCTCATCGCCACCGACACATCCGACTCGGTCATCGCCCAGGTGCAGAACCTCAAGCGGCAGCAGTCGGACCCGATGTTCAACCCCGACGCCAAGCCGTTCGAGAAGGCAACCGACCTTGACCGGATGAGACTGCTGGCCGAGGAAGTACTGCGCCGGGCAGGGAAGTCGCCGTGAGGTGTCTGACGGTGCAGCAGCCGTGGGCGTGGGCGATCGCTCATGCCGGCAAGGACATCGAGAACCGCACGCAGTTGTGGTCCTACCGGGGGCCACTAGCCATCCATGCCGGGAATCGGATGTCGCCCCGCGGGTTCGACGATCCTCGGATCAGGGCCGCCATGGGAACCGAGCCGCCGGAGCTCTTGACCGGAGCCATTCTCGCCGTCTGCGACCTGGTCGACGTCCACTTCGAGGTCCTCGGCTGCTGCCAGCCGTGGGGTGAGCAGTCCTATCGGGAGCCAGACGGTCGAGTCCGCACTCGCATCACCCACATGGTCCTCACCGACGTACGCCCACTCGCCACACCGATACCCGCGAGCGGGCGGCTCGGACTCTGGTCGCCAGACGAAGATTTGCTGGCCGAGCTTCAGGACTCTGGCTGATGGCAGGCAGGGTGGAAGAGTGTCTGGGTGCTTCCATTCGTCGGCTGCGCCGGGGATATGCGATGTCACAGCAGGCGGTGGCGGATGCCATGGTCGAGGCGGGGTTCACCTGGCGCCAAACCACCGTCGCGAAGACTGAGGCCGCAGAGCGCCCGGTTCCCGTCGCTGAGTTGGTCGCGCTGGCGAGGTTGTTTGAGACGCCCATCCCGGAACTACTCGGCATCGCCGACTTAGACGACGTCGCCGAGGGAGCGGCGCTCCGTGCACTGACCCGGGCTAAGGGTCGGCTAGAGGAGATTCGGCGTAACCGGGAGACTGCTGAGGCTGCGGAGTCCGAAGCGGCGGAGGCATATCGCAAGGCGCAACAACGGTACGAGGATCTACGCCCGGCTGGTGAAGAGGAGTGATCAGCTATGGCTGATCAACGCACTGGCGGTCCCGAGTTGGTGACACTCCAAGAAGCAGCACAGCGTCTATCGGTGCCGATCGGCACCCTGCACTCCTGGACGTCGCGGACCCGTCGACGGCTGCCGTTGGCCGCTGTAGGACCAGGTGGGCGGAAGCTGTACGAACTGGACGCCATCCGCCAACTTGTCGACGCGACACGCCGTCGCCCCCGGCGGTCCCCACATGCTTGACAAAACTTGCATACCCTCCTGGCATCGTCCTGAACTGTCTCTAGAAGACGGTCGGGCCTCCCAAAGCCGATGCGGAGTGGAGCAGTCGGCAGCTCGCCAGGCTCATAACCTGGAGGTCGCGGGTTCGAGTCCCGTCTCCGCTACCAAGTCCGGAAAAAATCTGGAGCCGGGGACGGAAAGACCCCCGCTGCCCTCAAGTTTTCTCTCCCCGGAGGGCGGGAAAATGTTGAGGGAGGGCCGATCGTGTGTGTTAGCGGCGGCCTGGGGGCCTGAAATGGGCTCATCGAGCTCGGCCTACGGCTACGTCCACCAGCAGCGTCGAGCCGAGTTGTTGCCCGACGCCTACGGCACGCCGTGCCCACGGTGCGGGGAACTGATGCTCCGCGGGCAGGCCCTCGACCTAGGCCACTCGACTGACCTGGTCGTCGACTCCCAAGCCGTCGGCGACCGGATCGAGCACGCCGACTACCGCGACTGTCCGGTCGGAGGAAACCGAGCCGCCGGCGGAAAGCTCGGCAAGCGGCGGCAGCGGTTCCGCCCGTCGAGGACATGGTGACCGCCCGCCGGCCGGCAACTCCTAAGACGCCGGCTAAGACGGCCAAGTCGACCGCCAAGTCGACGGCCAAGAAGTCAGCCGCCCGCAGGGTGACGAGCCGATCGGCGTCATCGAAGAAGTCGGCTACCCGCAAGGCGACGCAACCTGAGCCGAAGAAGCGGACCACTCGCAAGGCGAATAGGGCACCAGGCTCAGGCTCCGGTTCCCAAGGCCCGGTCGAGATCGGGACACGTGCAGACCTCGAGAAGCTCGGCGTCACAGACATGGGCCTCGCCCAGTCCGCGATCCTCATGGCAAGGCACGCCGACCGAGCGGAGACTTCGACCACCGCGGCGCAGGCGGCGCGGGAACTGCGCATGACGATGTCGAACATCCGCGCCATGACCTGGCCGACACCAGCAGCGAAGAACGACGACCAAGCCGGTGAGGGGACCGTGGTGCCGCGGTCACGCCTCGAGGCAGCGAGACGAAAAGCGGCACGGCGTGCCCGCACGTAGGCTGCTCGGGTCGCAAACCCCAACGCATCGGCTGGTCCCCAAGTCCGACTTCACCCGAGGGCCAGACGCGATCGAGGTCGGGGAGATCGCCAGCTACCAGCTGGACCCGTACCAGAAGCAGTACCTCAACGACGGGCTCGGAGTCGTCGTCGTCCCATCCACGTTGCACCGGGACAGGCGTCTGGTCGAACGTTGGGCCGCGTCCGAGGTCGGTATCGAACTCTCCCGCCAGAACGGCAAGAGCGTAGCCAAGGAAGTGCGCTGCATCGCCGGTGTCTACCTCTTCGGCGAGCGCCGGATCGTCTACTCCGCGCACAAGTTCGAGACCGTCATGGATGCGCAGCAGCGCATCGCCGACGCGTTGCACTCTGATCCGGAGCTCAAGGCAGAAGTCAAAGCGGTCCGGATCGGTAACGGCAAAGAAGCAATCGAGTTCTACAGCGGGCAGGTCATCCGGTTCCGCACCCGGACCGCTGGCGGCGGCCGCGGCCTCGACGGTGATTGTGTCGTGCTGGATGAGAGCCAGGCGCTCATTGACGATCACATCGCGGCGCTCATGCCGCTGGTGTCGGCGCGACCAAATCCGCAGCTGTGGTACGCAGGATCTGCTGGTGGCAAAACGTCAACCGTGCAGGCAAGCCTCGTACGCAACTGCCTAGCCGGGAAGCCGAACCTCGTCTACTGGCGGTTCGCCGCCGACGAAACCGACCCCGCAGGGTCACCGCAGACGTGGGCGAAGGTGAACCCCGCGCTTGGTCGCCGGATCACGTTGATGGCCATCGAGACCGAGTACAACCGCATGAGTCGGGTCAAGTTCGGCATGGAGCGTCTGGGAATCGGCGATTACCCCCGCGCCGAAGGGGAGGACTGGGTCATCCCACGGCGGCGGTGGGAAGCCGCCGAGGATCAGAAGTCGAGCATGATCGGGTCGGTCGCTTTCGCCGTCGAGGTTTCGTGGGACATGCTCAACGCATCGATCGGTGTTTCTGGGTGGCGGCGTGACGGGTCCCGCCACCTCGAGGTGATCGCGAACGAGCATGGAACCGCGTGGGTAGCTGAGGACCTCAAGGGATATCTCGCTAAGCACGAGCACCTCGGCGTGGTGCTCGACCCAGGTGGGCCAGCGAACGTACTGATCGGTCCCCTGCGGGACGTCGGGATCAGTACTGACGCCGGTAACCTTCGGCTGCTGAAGTCCGGTGACCTGACGCAGGCGTATGGCTCGCTCTACACCGGCCTGATGGCTCCGAAGCCGATATACCGCCACACCGGCAGCGGCGTTTTGACTAGCGCGCTGGCTGACGCTGCGACACGCAAGGTAGGTGGGTCGACCACCTGGAGACGCGCTGGCGAGGCCGACGTCTCGCCGCTGCTCGCCGTGACTTGGGCGGCGCACGCCTTGTCGATTCTTGAGAAGCCGAAGGCCCCACCGCCGTCACCGGAGCTTCTGGGGCCGTCCGCAGCCGATCTCGTCGCGGCCGGTGCCGCAGGCGCTCACTTCGACCCAGCTACCAGCGGCTTCTGACACTGAGAGGGGTGACCCGGCGTTGGCCGAGACAACTGCCCCGCCCCCTCCGGTGCCGGTCCGCGAACGCGGCTACGTGCACCAGGGCATCACCGGCGGGTGGGGATGGGATGACCTCACCAAGGAGACGACCCCGGAGCTCGCCTGGCCGCTGTCGGTGGAGGTGTTCCACCGGATGGAGGCCACCGACCCCCAGGCATCTTCGGTGATGCGCGCGGTGACGGCGCCGATCAGCCGCACCCAGAGCCGGGTCGATGGAGCCGGATGCCGAGACGAAGTCGTCGAGCACGTGGCCCGCAACCTCTCTCTGCCGGTCAAGGGGTCTGGCGACGACGAGGTGCCAGGCGACAACGTGCCCCTGCGAGGCGCAGACAGGTTCTCCTGGGCAGACCACCAGCCTGATGTCCTGCTGATGCTCAAGTACGGGCACTCGTTCCTCGAGCAGCTGTACTGGTTCGACGATCGAGGGCGCGCGCACATCCGCAAGCTCGGTCTGCGGCCAGCGAGGAGCCTTCGACGGGTAAACGTTGCCCGTGACGGCGGCCTGGACTCGATCGAGCAGAAGCCGACCGGAAACCGTCACGGCGTCATCCCATGGAACGTCGAGGGGGTGACCATCCCGGTCAGACGGCTAGTCGCCTACGTCAACGAGCGTGAAGGCGCGAACTGGCTCGGCAAGTCGCTGCTGCGGTCGTCGTACAAGAACTGGATCCTCAAGGACCGCGACCTGCGGACGATGTCGATGTCGAACCACCGCAACGGCATGGGGGTCCCCACCTACACCGGTGCGCCGGAAGAGACCGACCTCGCACCGGGGAAGAAGATCGCCACCCAGGTGCGGGCCGGCGACGACTCGGGGGCTGCGATCCCCTACCAAGCCAAACTGGAGCTTCAGGGCGTCACCGGTCAGTTGCCCGACATTCTGGCCTCGATCAAGTACCACGACGAGCAGATCGCCCGCGGAGTGCTCGCACACTTCCTCAACCTCGGCACCCAAACCGGCTCATGGGCGTTGGGCAGCACCTTCGCGAACTTCTTCACGCTCTCCCTGGGTGTCATCACCCAATCCATCGAGACCACGGCCACCCGGCACGTCATCACTGACCTGGTGGCCGCCAACTGGGGCCCCGACGAGCCCGTGCCCGCACTGAAGTACGACGAGATCGGAGCCCGCGAGTCAGAGCTCGACCGGCTTCGCCAGATGACGGGGCTCACCGACGACGCGGCCCTGGCCGCATGGATCCGCAGGCAGATCACCGGCCGCCCTGAGGAGGACCAGTGACCGACCATCTTCCCCGGTACCGGTACTGGGGTGACCGGAAGCCGGATGCGCGGCTGGCGACTCTCCGAGTCGCCACGGCCAGGAACCTATCCGCGCTCGGGGTCGCGGCCGACGGCGAGACCGCCGCCGAAGCGCTCACGGTCGCCGTGCTCCGCATGTACGCCCCCATCGACTCCTGGGGAGGCTGGTGGGGCATCTCCGCCGAAGAGGTCTCCCAGGCGCTCGACGAGCTCCCCGAGTCGATACAGACGATCATCCTGCGCATCAACTCGCCCGGGGGCGAGGTGCCAGAGGCCATGACGATCCTCAACATGCTGCGCGCCCATCACGCTCGGTTGGTCGCGGTTGTCGATGGTTGGGCCGTGTCTGCAGCGTCGTTCATCGCCGTCGGCTGCGACGAGACCGTCATGTCACCTGGAACCCAGATGATGATCCACGACGCGTGGCTGCTGACTATCGGCAACGCCGCCGAGCTCCACGACGACGCCGACTGGCTGGACAAGCAGTCGCAGAACATCGCCGGGATCTACGCCAAGCGCGCTGGCGGAACCGCCGATGAGTGGCGGGCAGCGATGCTCGCCGAGACCTGGTACTCCGACGAGGAAGCTGTCGCTGCTGGTCTGGCTGACCGTGTCGCCGGGGAGACCGCCGCCGGCACAGCGGCCGCCGACGCGTCCGCGAAGTGGGACCTGTCGATCTTCAACTACGCCGGCCGCTCTGCGGCTCCGGCACCCAAGACGCCCGCCGCCAAGCCCCCGACCGCGTCCGCGGACGGGTTCACCACCACTCAGGAAGGGAGTCCCGCCGTGGCATTCAGTGACGAGCAGGTCACCACCATGAGGA